GTTTTGTTAATATATTATAAGATAATATGGCTAATTAGGCCAAATTAAATTTGACATTATTAATGTAATGTTCCAACATAATATATTATTTAACGTCCTATATCAGGGACGGAGCGTAATTTATAACACTCGTCCTTTTGAAAAAGTAGTGAAACGTTCCACGTATTCTTCCCACGTTAAAAAAGTATTATCCGTTACATAATCTAACATATCACACTCTCGAACGCAATCTTTAAGTAACGCTGTCTTAGCTTCAAAGATTTCTTTGCCCCAGAAGAAATATTCTCCAAGAGCACTTGCTACAATATCAATACCTTGCTTCTCCTTACACACTGATTTAGAATATGTCCATACCATTAAACTCTTCTCAATAGATTCAAGTTCGATTGGAGCAAAACAAAATCCTGTATCAGTATCAAAACGAAAAGATCGTTTCAAAAAGGATGCATCATCTATATTGATATATGGTACACTTTCTGCTTCTTTATCCGCCATAGTATAACCTAAACCATAAGTAGCAAATAATTGTGAAATAGAAGTGTGATTAAACCAAGGTATATCTTCATGAACTCCCATTAAATTATCATCCCCATATGTCATTAGGCTAACATGATCTTTAAAAGTAGACGCTGTCTTCTTAGGATTTAAGATTCTATAAGCGTAACGCATATAAAGTGCGTTAACTAGACCATTAATGATAACAGTTAAAGCATGACCAGATGGGTTTCCACCGTAAAATTGAATTAGATCACCGTTAAAATCACACAAAGCATATGCAGTATCAACTGCAATACCATCAATTATTTTAAGTTGTTCTTCAGTATAATTTCCTGACAATTTACATACATGTTTCAATATATCGAAAGCTTTTAATATAAACTGGGCAGGCATGGTTTTATCAAATTTACGATAATCTCCAGCGATAATTCTATCGCAACCAAATTGTGTAATATAATTATACAAATGTTCCCAATCTGTAGATTGAGCTACAATACCTGGAGCACTCTCAAAAAGCAATTTATTGTTCTGGATGAAACGAATAGTAGATAAAAGAAACATCCGGGTAACAATGGTTTGATCCATTGGTGCTCCACAGAAAACACGTGTTTTCTTGGCTTTAACCTTAGCAAAAGTCACAGCTTCATCCTTAAGATGTGCCATGTATACACACGATGATCTTTCCCCTCTAGAATATTTATCTATAATATCCTGACAACGTCGTTGAATTTCAGGTGTAACTTCAACAGGATCTTGTAAACCATGTTGAGGTTCCAAAGGTGTCATAAAATATTTTTTAGATTTATTCCATGGTGCCC